AAAGACTAAGAAAATCTAATTCTGAAATATTAGATGATTACAAGAAAGCTAAGGAAGCTGCAAAGGCTGTTCCTCAAGATGTAGATGTTAATGCTTTGATTGCTTTTAAACAGAAAAAAGAACAGGAAGAGCTAGAGGCAAAAGGTAGATATGAAGAGGCTACAGAAAAACTAGCAGCCCAGTATAGACAAGCAGAAGAGCAGCAAAAGCAAAGAATACAGGAGTTGGAGGCTAGACAAAGACAGTTAGAAGTTGAAGCTCCAGCAGTAACAGCACTTGCTGATGTTGTACACGACCCTCAATATGTATTGAGCCGTATAAGCAAGGAACAGCTTGCTAGGGAAGCAGACGGTACAGTTGTTGTTGTTGATGGCTATAACAGAACACCAGTAAAAGAATGGGCAATGTCACAAATGCCTCAATGGGTGCAAAAGAATCCAAGACCTCAAGGCGGTGGAGCTACTACAACAAAGGTACAGACTGAGTTTGTTTCTAATGATAAAA